GGTTTGTTGCCTTTTTCGACTTTGATATGTGCTAAAGAGAAGTTTGCTTCGTTTATAAAGAAATAGAAAAATGCACGATTATACGGGTTGTTTGCAGGTACGGCAAATCTACCGACAACCCTTTTCCATCCGTTAGGTAAATCCTCGTATTCGTGCGTATTACAATACCATCCATTAAACCCTATACTACCATCACCTTCTTGCCCGTTATCAGTAATATATTTCCCACCTAAAGTGAGCGTACCTGCAGACAATTTATATACAGCCGAAATAACTATAGTTTCGCCTGCCGACATATTAAAAATTGAACTATTTGACATACGGGCATTAACAACTGTACCAACCGCTGATATTATACTGCCGTAAACTAAATCGCTACTTCTAACAATACTTGATATACCAACATAACTACCCCAATGGGATGCATCCGAAAATTGACCCGAATTTCTAATGAAATTCCGTCCGCCCACTTCAAAGTTGTCAATTAAATGTTTTGCTTTTGTTGTAATAGCATTAAGCAAGTCCTGACGAGCGTTATAATAGTTTAAAAAGTTTGTACGGAACGTGTTACCGTTAATATCGCTCGTTGTGTTAAGATTTGCCAGCAATGGCGCAATGTATGCGTTAAGCGATGTATAAGCGTTTCCGTATGCGGTTTTGCTAACAGCGTATCGGTCGGCTTCTGCGTCAATTTTTCCCTTTTCGCCATTGATAATGTCCCATTCAAGTTTTACTGATTGCTTTTCATCGGCGGTCAGTTTATTATCGTTGGCTATATCGTCAAGTAGATTGTTGGCTAATGTGGCAGATAATTGAGCGGCGTTAGCAACAGATTGTGCATAGGTAACATCTTCTGATGCAGGTGTCCAGTCTGTGGCTTTGTTACCTTTTTCTAATTTGATGTTTCTAATGTATATATCTGCATAATTTCCTGCGAAGTCGTGCGTGTATGCCTGAAGCCTTACAGTATCCCCTTCCATTAAATTTGCAGTGCGTACATATCTTTCATATTTTCCGTATGTATTCACCATATTTCCAAGATAAACGAGCGTTACCTCATTTATTGCAATTCTTAATCCAGAAGAACTAGAACTATTATTTTTAATATCAACTCCGAAAGTGTATTGTCCGCTTTCGCTTATTACACTGTAAACAACCGTTGGCGAACCTCCTGCAGACGCGGGAACATACCATTCTTTATTACTGTCATTCCAATAAGTTAGCAAATATTGACTAAATGGAATTAAATTTCTGCCGCCTATATTATCAACCACTTCTCTTGCCTTCACCGCAATCAAATCCAATATAGCCTGTCGCTTCGGATAATAAGCAGCAATATTGTTGAAATCGCTCGTTATGGTAATGCTTTCCGGCGTGGCTGCCGTATATTTGTTAAAAGCCGTATTAGCCGATAAATACGCAGAATTATATATGCTCCATTCCGCAGATGTATCCAACCCGTAAAGCGTCGCCTGACCGTTTATTTCGTTATATTCCGATTGAATATCTACCTGCTGCTGTTTTAAGCCTGTCTTTTCGGTGGGCGAAACAATGCTGTCGTTTGCCCATGTGTCTAATCGGGATTTTTCGGTGTTGGCGGTTTGTTGGGCGGTGGAAGCGGTGGTTTGCGCTGATTGGGCGGCGGCGTTGGCGGCGTTGGCTATTGATTGTACGCTGTTTGCGGTATTTTGGGCGGAGTTTGCTGTATTTTGGGCATTATTTGCGGCGGCATCAACAATCGCTACGTCTTTTAATGCGCCACCTGCGGTCTTAAATGAAATTCTTCCGCCAATCTCGCCTGTATCTAAATTAAAATACGTCTGACCGTCTGCGGATAGTATTATGCCTGTTGTGATGTAGCGTCCGTTAATCATTGAAAAACCGTATGAAAGCGCCAGTGAGCGTGTTTGCAGGGTTGTATCTACCGAATTTACTACTCCAATCCAAAAGTGGTAAAAGCCAGCGTCATCTTCAACTTTTATTTGCTGTTCGCTGAAAATGATTGAGCCTGCCGTTCCTGTGCGCATACATCTTGCATAGATGTAGTATGCAGCCGAATCGCTTGCAAATGTGGTTATATTGTCCGCCAAATTCCAATAACGCGCATTGTCATCGATAGTATAGTGCGTCAAAACGCCGGCGGTTACTTTGATAATGTTTTTGTTGCTGTTGTGGTTTGGTTCGAATATGGTGTTTGTCAGTCCGAACTGCATGGACTTTGCGCCAACTGACAGTGCAAGCGTGTCTATGGAATTTGGTTTAATTTTTTCAGTGTAGTAATCGCCTTCGGGGTCAAAAATCATGTTCATCATTTCACGTGAGGAACGCCAGTTTGCCATTGCCCGCGCAGGGTCATTCAGTTTGTGCGTGGTAATTATTTTGTCTACTTCGGTCAGTTGCGAAATAACACGATGCGTAATATTCGTTGAAACCGTATCTGAAATGGTCAGGCTGTAATCGTATTCGTCAAGCAAATTGCGGGTCAATGATTTGATGCGTACCGATTTATCAACTCCAATATCGTTGTCCTTAATCGGAACGTAATCGCCCGGAGCAAAGATATTCACCGTTGTACCGTCGGCTGCCAACTTTTTCAAATATTCCCTGCTTACATTCAAGCCATATTGCACTTTGGGCTGGCTGTTTTGGTCGTAATATTCGTCGGCTTCGCTTGCAAGGCGATTTTCGGCAGCGGTTATGTATTCTTCGGGCATCGCAATGTCAAGCAGTTTGTATTCGTCGCCTGTTTTGAACTGAAACGCCGGCGACGTTTCGCTTGGAAAAACATCGCCGCGGTCATCGGTCATTTTTACCAATGTAACCGTTTTCGTTGCATGGTCGTATGAATGTACGTCAAACTCGTATCCTGCGAGGTTTCCGCTGTTGAAACGCACCTTTGCCGAAATGCCCGGCAGTAGATATTTTGTGGTTACGCCGTCGGCTTCTTTGGCGACGAGGTCAAACATTTTCGTATCGACAAATTTCAATACCGAACCCGCCACAATACCCGTAATCGAACCGTTGAACGTTGGTTTTATGCTGTCAAAATACTTTGTTGCCTCGTAAATTCCATATTTTGATAACGCTGCGGGTTTCTCTATGAATGACTGTCCTTTCGTTTTGTTCGGAAGGCACAGTCGGTTTGCTCTGTATTTGTGCGTGATGTTTGAAGTAGAGCCAAAAACCTTCAATCGTGTAACAATATTCGACGAATCCACATTTTGACGGTTTAACTGAAAAAGTCCCTTTCCCTTCCCAAACTCAAAAGTATACGGAAATATCTGTCCTGTTTTTTCTGTAAAGTTGATGGTAAACACGCTGCCTGTCTGCTTAATCTCAAATTCAACATCAAATTCTGAACACAAATTTTTCAACACCGAAAGGCAATTGTCTCCCTCGCCGAAAGTCAATGTTTTATCGGCTGCCGTATCGGGACACGTTCCCAACGCCCAAACGCCCGGAAAAACCCTGTTGGCATTTGAAATCAGCACGGTTGTAAATCGTTGCAGGTCGCCCGTCAGACTGTTTGCCTGAACGTCCTGCAATTCGTTGTTGGTAGTGTCGATAGTCAAATCGTATGTAGCGCGCATCAAATCATATTGTACGCCTTCAAATTCCAAATCGTATGAGAAAGCGTGTGCGCCTGTTTTCCTTACTTTCGGCAGTCGGTTGAGTTTGTATTCGCGTCCGAATACCGTTATTTTATCGCCGATATGATATGTCTGCGGTTGCGGCGATTCCACGTTGATATTCACTACATCGTTGCCCAGCAGTTCCCATGTCTGCTTTGCCGACTTAATAGCGGTTGCCGCGCTTTTGCTGACGAGCGGCGTTGTGGTCCCGTTTGAACGCGTTATTACAATTTGTTCCATATCACAGTTGCATTAGTTGAAAAAGCCGTTATTTCATCAATACATCCCGTAATAACAGGATAATACTCGCCGTTTGCAGCGTAATCGTGCGCTATTGTTTTGTTTTGTCCCGACACGTCAAAATCTACTTTGCCGTCGCCCCAATAGATATTCAAATATTTAACGGAAGTAATCGTTATGCTGCATGTTTTGTTAGCATCGCCCGTTCGGGTATGTTTCAAAATGCGCTTCACAGGTTCGGGTTCGGTAAGTTTCAGTTTGAAAGTGCCTGCCATCGCCGTATCGCTCCATTTTTTCAAAACAGCAATTTCATCTTTGCAATAAACTTCGTAAATCAGTGGTTTGGCGGGGTTTGTCTCGATAACAAGGCGGTTTGTTCCCGGCTTGTCAAAAATCTGTTCAAAAGTAAAAACCTTCGCAATAAAATCGTTTTTGTCAGTAGCCTTAATAAAACAAGTCAGCGTAATGTCGCGGGATTCGTAAAATTTCCGATGCAAATCGACAGCCTCACCGTGGTAATTGTCCCACGAAATAGAAGCCGGCGCTTTTAGTTTCGGACGATTGATTATGCCGTCAGATTCGGAAACAAAAACTCCGTATGTTTTGAAATCTATACCGTCTACCGTGTATTTAACCATTTTTGATTTTTGATTTTCGATTGTGTTATTAAATTGACTGACAAAAATACAGCGTTATCTGCTAATAATGCCTGTTATGAATAAGTTTTGAATAAGTACTTTGATTTTCGATTTTTGATTTTCGATTTTTGATTATTTCGGAATGTCAATTAACCCAGCCCCTGCGCTCGTAGCGGGTCGCCTGTATTCATTTGCTCATAAATATCTTTCAGGTATTTGTTGTATCGTGTATTTTCGTCAATAGCGCCCGTATTTCTGTCGATATTTGCCAAATGGAAAAGTTGCTGCCGTAAAATCTCGCTTGCCTCCAATTGATTCATCCGCATAGCGTTTACCTGACCGCCCAACATGGACGCCGTTTCTTCCGTAACGCCCTTTATCGCTCCGGTCAACGAACCATCAGCCTTTTCGTCTGCCATATCTTTTTCCCATAGATTATAGCCGCGTGCGTCCGCTCTATTTTTGACCTGTTCCAATAGTCCAATAAAATAGTCGTCACGTGCATCCATTTCCTGCATTAGCCAGTCAAAATCATCTACAATGTCGCCATCGCCGCTTGGCGACAAAGAAAGGGCAAGACGGTCGGCAAATTCATCGAATACGTCCGAAAATATGGTTGAATAAAGCAAGTCTTCAACAAAACTTTCTAATGACTTACTTGCTGCGTCAAACATTCTCTTACTTGCATCCTCACCGGCTTTCCATGCGTCTACAATTGAACTTTTCAAACTACCGCCCAAGTCACCCGCTAATTCTACCATAACGCCTTTTACCTGTGCATGAGCCTTATCCATTGCATCAGACCAGTCAAGCGCATTTTGAATAAGTTGTCGCGTATTATCATCAACCTGTTTTGTGCTGATTAATGTTTGCGCCAGTTCTTTGTTCAAATTTCCCGCTCCGTCTACCAATTCAGGAAATACATCCAATAAGCCTCCGTATTCTTCTTTTTTCTTTTTACCGCCAAACAATCCGACGAGACCACCGATAATAGCGCCTCCCACCGCGCCAATTGCCGTGCCGATGACGGGTACAACAGAACCAATCAAGGCTCCGGCTGCGGCTCCCGATGCCGCACCTTTTCCAACGTTGCCCCAATCAACTGCATCCCGTAAATCTATCTTTGCCTTGCCTTCGGATAATTTCCCTAATGCTTCCTGATAACCTTTGGTGGCATCGGTTAATGCGCCAAAACCGTCTTTAATTTTCCCCGAATAATCGGTTATGAAACCAGACCCTGATATTTCACTTTGAATACGTAATTGTTCGTTCAGCGCCAGCGCGTATTCATGTGCCAGCGCAATTTGATTTTGATAAAACTCTTTTTCAACGCGCTGCCGTTCTTTTGAGGCTGCCGAAACCATATTGATAATATCAACAATTGCGGCAATGCCGGAACTTACCTTATCGGTTGATGATGCCGTATCGTCAAGAGCAAGTTTAATGCCGTCTACGGCGCTCCCCACAGTTGAAAATACCTCGCCAAGTTCGCCGTCCAATCCACTTAATGCAGATGTTATCTTCTGTAAGCCAGACAGCATCTCGTTAAGTTTTTGAATTGGGACTTTTTCCAATTCGGCGTTCATTTCTTCAATTTCACGTGTAATACGCTCAATTTCATTCGCCAATTCATCGGTAGGGGCTTCTGCATAGAGTTTTTGAAATTGTTTGAGTATTTCCTCTGCCGCCTGTTTGTGCGCTAACAGCATATCCTTTTGACGGTCGCTTTCCCACTTATACTTATTGCGCAATATTGCCCACAATTGACTATCACGAGCCATTTCTATCATTTTGATATTGGCTTCTGTTCCCACACGCGACAAGTTGTTTAAATCTTCTGCATACGCCTTTTCGCGAACCGCTATCGTGCGTTCTATTTGTTGCCGTTCCTCTTCCGATGCTGCCTGTTCCTTTTTTCTTTTCAATAACTCTCTGTCGTTGTAATATTTCAGTTCGAGTGCAATTTTCTTATCTAAAACATCTGCATAATTTTCTAAAAGGGCTTTGGCTTCCTGTTCTTGTTTTTTTAGCGCATCCTGTTCGGCATCGTCTAATTTATCCTTTTTGTTACTATCCAACTCCGTACCGTCATTCGCCAACTCCTTACGTTTTTGGGCAATGATATTCAGTATTTCAAGCGTC